TTAAGTTCAAAGTTTGTTAAACTTTCTCCATCATATCCTTGAGTATAAAGGTGTACTAAAGCTATCTTATATAATTCAGATAGAGCAATTCTTTGAATACGATCAATTGTACGAGCAAATCTAATATCTTCAGCAGCTAAAGTAGCTTTACCTGTTAAATCTTTTTCATAACCCATAAAGGCTTTAGGTACCTTAAGGGCAGCAAATAATTTATCTCTTAGATAAGCTACGTCTTCAATACCATTATATTCTAAACCTTTTGTAGTTTCAATTTTAGTAGCTGAGTCATTTCCTCTTACTGGGATATAGAAGTCCTCAAGTAAGTTTTGCATGTTATATTTTTGGTTGTATTCACCTGTTTTTTCATCCATTAACGGAGTACGTTTCATGGTTGCAATAGTTTTCTGCATAAATGCTTCAACTTCTTGAGGTGGAATATTACCTACATTAACATAGAAAATACGTTTTTCTGGGGCGCGGGCAATTCTATGAATAAGCATCGCATCCTCCATCAACACATATTGCTTAAACAAGCGACGTGCTGGTTCAAGATATGAGCGACCATATGGAAGATAGTTTACATCCGTTAATAAGCGGAAGTGAGCTATTTCATAGTTATCAAATACAATCTGATTTTCTAGTGGTTTTGTATTTGGTGTCTGGTAATAACCTGAACCACCAGTATAATATCCATCAGGAGAATAAAGGAATTGAACCTTTGCTGGATTTTCCATATCAAAGTTTTCACGTCTTTGAATATGATATGCTGTATAAGGAATTACATTATATACACCAAACTTTTCTGCGACTTCTAGCTTTAAGAAGAAATCACCATATTTACACATTTGACGAACCCAAGACCAGAGGTTAAACTCAATGTTAAGTACATCATAGAATAGGTTGTAAAGAATTTTTTGAATATCATCATCACTACTTCTAATTTGAAGTACCTCACCCATATCATTCTTTAAAGTACATTCATCAGCAATAATATCAAGAGCAGAAGCTACAATAGCATCTGTATCCATTGTATCGTAGTCACTATATAAATAAGTTCTAAGATACTGATATTGTAAGTTGAATTGTTGACCTAAAAGGGATGTAGCAGCCGGGTTAGTGTAAATTTTATTAAACTTATCTATTAATGAGTTAGTTTGAAATTCACCACTAGTTTGGATATGATCCGTATCAACTATTTTTAGCTGATTTCCTCCTTCATTCCTGATGACAACATCAGTTGAAAAGAGTCTTTTTAGTCTTGAAAAAATACTAGTATCAGCCATTGTTTAAATTATTATCATAAATATTAAAGGAGCCATCTTAGATCCTCTTGTTGATTTCCTATTTTTTGCATATAGGGATTTTGGGTTGTGTTAGCATTATATACACCTGCTGTAGTATTTTTAGCCATATTGTTTAAAGCGGCTCGAGTCATATCAAGTCCTTGTTGTTGGAATTTAAGTGAAGTATCTCTTAAAAACATTCCAATACCAAATGACATCACTAAGTCATCATTATAACCAGATTGAGCTTCAGGTCTACCATTACGCCAGATAAATACTTTCATTTCCTCTAATAGACGTTTAGAATTGATAGTGACACTTCTATCACCAACATATTCTCTAAATTTATTTACTATTAAAGGTCTTGTTTTCATTGACATTGTAAAACCAGGAGTTAAACTATCACTAAATTCATATCGGTTAAAATACGACTCAGCTGTTAATTGATCACTCTTAGGTGACGAATAAAAATTCTGATAGCCACGCTCCATGATAGTTTCAATAGTAGCCCAACCAATAGAAGCATTTTCTACTACTAATAATGCATTATTATATTCTGAGGCTAGGCCTACAAGAAAATGACCGAATTCTTTAGGTGATAATTGTCCTTTATATTCAGCAACTTGAGTGTTAGTCTCAATATCCATGATATGGGCTGCTGAAAAGTCTTTACCATCACCTCTAGCTACGTCAGCTACTACCATATAATCTCTTGAGTAATCAGCTGGTTCCCAAATCCATAAATTTTTATCTGTACCTCGTCTTTCAACAGGTTCTTTAATAGTGGTTTGACTTATAAATTCTAACCATTCAGAATAGAAAACAGTATCACCTGAGGTACTAAAATCACAATCACATTCTTGTGCTGCGGCTCTAGGATCACCTAGTAATTCATCTTGTTTTTTTCTCCATTCTTCATTCCTCTCTGGGTGGACATACCATGGTAATTTGATAGGTAGAAAGTCGTTCTCCTGTGCTTCCGCTCTTATCCATGTCTGATGAAACCAGTTTCCAGTTCCATATGGTGTTGAAAGTACTATTGCTCCACCACCTGTGGCTAGTGTTTGTTGTGCTGATGCCCATGTTTCTGCTATGTTATCGATAAAAGCAGCCTCGTCAATTATTAGCAGAGATACTGCTTCTGAACGTGCTGCGTCGGTATTAGAGGATTTTGCTTTAATTTGAGAACCGTTTGCTAGTCTTAAACTTAAACGGTTGTTTTCTATTTCTTTTACTTTAAGCCAAGAAGGTAAGTTATCGTACATAAAACGAACCTTGGTGACCATGTTTTTAGCTGTCTCCTGGGTAGTGGCAAGACATAATACGTTTTTATCTTTATAGAAGGTCATTAACCATAAAGAATAACTAGCGGCTAAAGTTGAAATACCTAACTGGCGAGATTTAAGTACAACCGAATATGGGTTGTCCTTCCATAAATGGAGTACCTTTTCCTGGAATGGGTAAAGATTAAATGTTATTCTACCACGTTGTGGATGTTGAATATAACAGTACTTACGCATAAAGTGGCCTGGGTCTTGGGCACACTTAATATATTCCTGTTGAATTATTTGTCTTAAGTCTTGATCACTCATAATATTATAACTGGAGCACTGTAAATATAGCAACCATACCACTGCCAAATCCTACTAATGCACCATTCCAAAACTTAGCTTTTTTAGCTTGTTTTAAAGCTCTTATTTCACTATCTCTTAATTTGATTATTTCACCTAAACTAGTTATTTCAATATCTTTATTTTGAATAAGATTATTTAGGTTTACTATTTCCTCTTGATAAAGTTTTATTTTAGTTTCAGTAGCAAATAATTTTTCTTGGCTATATTGAAGCTCAAGTTTACAATCATTATACTTTGTTATAGCATTTATAACAGTAGAACGAGGTACTGTAATTAAATCAGTTGAAGAGTTCTGTGAAAGCGCCGGAAAGCTCAGCGTCAGACATAGTATTAAGCTTAGCAGTATTTTGTGCATTTTGTTTCTTTAATTTAGCTAGTTCAATGTCTTTTTTAGCTATTTGTTTATCTATATCAGCAATTTGTTTTTCAATTACTTTATTTATATCTAAAATAGAATCATTTGAATTATGTAACTTTCCTATTTGTTGTTCATATTTTTCTTCTTGTTCCTTAAGTAATTTATAATATTCTTTTTTATAAGAGTTACTTAAAAATAAGTGTTGAAAAATCATACCTCCTAATAATAAAGCTATTATTAAGATTTGTGGATTTTTTTTAACCCAGTTTATTAATGAGTTCAATGTTATGATTTTATCGTCTAACTTTTTTAGAAACAATTTTATCACGAGTAGCAATTAATTGTTTTCTTAAATTACTCTTAGTTCTAATATCATCCATAAAGACTGTTTCTTCTTCTGAGTAATTTTTAATATTACCTTTAGCTGCAATTTCTTTAGCTTTAGGTAATTTAGTCTCTAATTCACTATTAATAGCCTTTAATTGTGCTTCTACAGCATCTAGGTCAGTAGTATTGATAGCGCTTACAGGTTGGGTTGAACGAGCAGCTTTAACGGCTTTTTTAATAAGTAAGTTACTAGGATCTTTACCTACTACTTTAACATCACCACCCATAGTGTAAGCTAAAGCATCACTTGGTTTAGTTGAACCCTTAGGACGACCTTTTACACCTGGTTCTCTTGGTTCTTTAGGACCAGCTGCTCCTTTTTTACCAGCAGCTATATCAATAAATGCTGCTAAGTCTTTTTCTAAAACTTCTCTGGACTTAGGATTATTGAATGTAGCTATATCTTTGCCTGTTGCTGAAACTAATTCTTTGTAGTCTACTTCGCCTTTAGTTTTTAGTAAATCTAAAGTATTATATAAAGCTGAACCTTCTCTGAATTTAGCTTGAGCTGTTTCAATCGCTTTTTTAGCCTCATCTTTTACTTCATCTTTAACCTTATAGAAGGTTGCCATTTCATTAAGCGCCTCGTCTTCGGGGATTATTACGTTAACACCTTTTTTAGCTAACTCTGCTGCTTTAGTTGAATCATCAGTTGTTACTTGACCCATGTCAACCTCGTTTAACTCACTTACGATCATCTCACGGATAATATTTTTTAATTTAGATAATTTCATCTTTAATAAATTATGGTTTTCTTATAAATATTATAGACTTAATTGAAATTTAAGCTGTTCAATACGATCCTTAGTAGGTCCTTCTAATATACCATAGTTCTTAATAAGAGAACGTCTTGATTTAAGATAGTTAACAATTATAAAATCAATTAACTTACGATATTCAGTATCTGTTTCACGTATACCATTATCTTCTATATCTACTCCTTCAGGATTTATATAAAAAATATAATCATAGTCTTTAATTAACAACATAGCTAGTTGCTCAAAATCATATTTTTCGACGGGATCCATTGACTTTGAAGCACGAGCAAAAGCCATTACATCAATTATGGTGCGGTCTGTGATGATATTTTCTTGCATAAGCTCCATAGCTCGTTCAGCTAAAAATACTGTTTGGCCCTTAAGTGTAGAGTCTGTGTTTAATGGAATACCTTGCTCCATTAAATATTTTGAACGTTCAGTTCTAAACATATAGTCTTTAAACTCTGGTAGTTCCTTAAGCGCGTTTACAAGTGTGGTTTTACCTACACTCATTGTTCCACATAATCCTATTCTCATAATTGTGATGATCCTGGTAGTACTCTATAACTGTCT